ATGAAGATCTATGACGGCCTCCAGGACTTTACCCGCCTGCCCCATGCCGTAGTTACCAGCGGCACCTTTGATGGGGTACATATTGGCCATCAGAAAATATTAAAGCAGCTGGTAGATGCCGCCCGGCAATCCGGCGGCGAATCGGTACTGATCACCTTCTGGCCCCACCCCCGCCTGGTGCTGCATGCCGATAGCCGGGACCTGAAACTGCTGTCTACCTTTGAGGAAAAGGCCGAACTTTTGGCCTCCTTTGGGGTTGAGCATTTGGTGAAAATTCCCTTTACCGAAGCCTTTTCCCGCCTGAGCTCCAGCGAGTTCATTCAGCAGGTGCTGGTAGAGGGCATTGGCACCAAAAAGCTGGTGATTGGCTACGACCACCGCTTTGGCCGCAATCGCGAAGGTAGCTTTGAGTACCTGATGGCCAATAAGGCCCGCTGGGGCTTTGAGGTGGTGGAGATTTCCCGCCAGGATGTAGACCATGTAGGCGTAAGCTCTACCCGCATCCGCAAGGCGCTTTCAGAAGGGAAGGTAGAAGAGGCCGCTCAGTTTCTGGGCAGGCCCTACAGCTTTGCCGGCCTGGTGGTAGAGGGTGATAAAATAGGCCGCAACCTGGGCTTTCCCACGGCCAATGTGGAAATACCGGAGCATTACAAGCTCATCCCTTCCGATGGGGTGTATGCCGTGCGGGTACACCATACTAACAGCCTGCTGCCGGGCATGCTCAACATTGGCATGCGCCCAACCGTAGGCGGGCAGAGCCACCGCCTGGAGGTGCACATTTTTGGCCTGGAAGAAGACCTGTACGGACAGCAGCTTCGGCTGGACCTGGTGCAGCAGATCCGGGAAGAGCTGAAGTTTGACTCCCTGGACGAGCTCAGGCAGCAACTGGCCCTGGATAAAGAACAAGCACTTTTCATTCTACAAAACTATAACAATCAGTTATAGCGCTTAAAATCAGGTGGTTATAATTTTACTATTGTTTCAAGGAACATATATTGTACAAAAAAAACAGGGAGCAAAACCCCCTGTCTTTCCTTAATTCAATTTCTAAATTAGGACGTGAACCAATTGCGATACGCGCAAAAGTATTTTTAATGTTTTTGGTGTACCCCCTTTGGGTTCAATTTTGGCTGTGTGACAATTCTACTGGGACGGCGGTGACAAAGCAAAAGGCCACAGAGATTAAAAAAAGAAAAGAGCAGGGGCATCCCGCCCCCACTCTAGCCACAGAGTTACTAGGCAGTGATGCCTTCCAGCTTAATGAAGTTGTTTTCCCGCTCATAAGCAAGATCCCCTCTCCAGGTCACTTTGTAGGCTACTTCGTGATTTACAAAGGCCTCTCCGGCTTGTGTGGTCGTTTCGATCATCAAGCCCTCAGTTACCCCCCAAAAGGCTTTGGTAAAGTCGCCAACCACTGCAATGTCGTCGCCGATCAGATTGGTATCAAGCGGGGTAATGCCGCTGATCAGGCTGGGAGCCTGAATGTACTGCCCGTCTGTAGACTGCAGCAGGGCCAGCGTGCCAAGGTTATCAGGGCTGATAATATACGCATTGGGTGAGGAGTTCACCTTACGAGCTTTTGACCATGCCTGCACAAAGGGTGCATAGCTGTTCAGGGCACCAACGGCGGCAATAGACTGAGCGCCTGCCAGCACGGTAATGCCGGTGTAGGGGTCAGCTGCAGTGCCGGCTCCCAGGATGAATGCGCGGTCCAGCTCATCGGCAATAGCCTGTGCCAGCTCGTTTACAATAGCCTGAGCGGCGTTGGCGGAATCCTTGGCCAGCTCCCGGCTCATCTTCACCACCACACCCATGGTCTTGGCCTTCAGTTCCATTTTATCGAAGGTCATATCCTGGAAGGTGAAGGCAGCGCCCTCAGCCTTGTACTCAGCTGTCAGGCCGCTGGCTACCTTGGCAATGGTCAGGTTGCCATGTGGCATCGCTACGGTGCGAACGCCGGCCCGCATAGCAATGGACTTTTCCCGTACCAGGTCAATAAGCTGGTTGCTCATTACGGTGGGGATCGTCACAGAGGAGCTGCCGGCAGTGGTCATCAGGCGAAGCTCTTTGTCAGCGCTCTTATAGTCGCCGGTGGCCAGGGCTCGCAGGGCGCGGCCAAGGTCAAGGTCTTTCTCTTCGTGCGAAGGGTTAGACAGTTTTTCTTCTGGAGCCAGCACTTTTACATCGGCTCCGGTGCTGGCATCAATCCAGCGATACTCTTGCTTTTTGGTCTTGATCTCTGGTTTCATAGTTGCCAGTATGTTTTCTAATTGGTTGTCTCTTTCCTCAATCAGTTGGTCCCGCTCGTCCTGTAGAGCGTTGATCTCTTCGTCTATGTCGCAGATTTGCTGTTCAAAGCCATCGTAGCGCGTTTGCTCGTCTTGGTTGAAATTACGCTTTTCCTTTGTGGCTTTATCGTTGATCGAACGCATGTTAGCCAGGGCCTCTTTGCGCTGTTTGATCTTGCCATTGATTTGCTGTCTTAGCTCCTTAATCTTTTCCATTTTTGGTCTGAAGTAAATATTTCTCAATCAGGTCGGCGGGGATCATATCTTTATGCACATAGCGGCGGTTGCCGTCCGGTGTGCCTTCCAGGTTCTCAAGCTTGGCAATGGTGTTGGAGTCGATAGCCCCCACATTGAACAGGCCCTTGTATAGCTCGGCCCGGTCCTTTGCGTTTGCTCTCAGCAAGCCGTCAAGGGAGAACTCTGCAAAGGTGTCATCGTTGGGGAACAGCTTACGCTGCAGCTCGCTCTCCCAGCGGGCCGCATGAGGCCGCAGGCAGTACATAACGAACTCGCTGGACTGCATCTCAATGTTAGAGAAAGAGGCGTTTTCCAGGTTGTTGAGCAAGTGGTTGGGTATGCCGAATATCCGGGCAACCTCCTCCAGCTGAAAGCGCCGTATTTGCACGTTCTGGCTCTCCTCAGGCGTGTTGCCAATCCGCTGGTACTTCATGCCACCGCCCAGCACTTTGGTAGCGTGGTTGTTCTTTTTACCGTGTGCCTCCTCATACCAGGCAGCCTTCAGGGCTGTGCGCTGATCGGGGTTAAGCGTGGCCTCTGTGGTCAGGATGCCGCTAAGGGTTGCCCCCTGGCCAAAGTAGTCAGCGCCGTACTTCTCAGAGGCCATGCCCAGGCCTATGGCTTCCCGGGCGTACTCAATAGGGCTCATGCCCTTTACACCGTCCCAGCCCAGGCCGGTAACGTGCAGGATATCCGTATGCTTGTAGCGCTTCTTTTCAATCTCATAGGTGAGGCTGTCCCCCTGTGGATAAGTGGCCACCTTGCCGGCCGGCACGTACTCCAGGGCCGTTACCTTGCTCCCTCTGCGATGGATGATCGAATAGGCGTTGCCCTCTGTGAGGAGATCCACCTGCATGATCTGGCGCCACGTAAAGGAGCTCATGAGCGGGTTAGGCTCGGAATGCAGCAGCCTGTACAGGGGATTGGTTTTGTCCACCTCTTTGCCCGTTGGGGTGCTCTTATACACCTTGAGTGGCACGCTGGCCATGTTCTCACTTATGATCCGGATACAGGCATACACCGGGCTCCAGCGCATAGCGGATTCCCGCGTTACCAGCTGGCCTGAACTGGTAACGGCTCCCCCGCCCAGAAAGAAGGATTGCCAGTTGTCAATTTGGCTGAGTTTTACCGGCTGGGAACGTTGCTCCCCACCGTAACTGAATAGTGATTTTAGCCAGCTCATACTATGCTAGTCTTATCCGTTGGGTTTGTGCTTTGTTGAATGCGCCTATTAAGGAGGTGCCTTTAATCTCAAATTCTACTTTGCCCAGCTCTTCAGCCAGGTTCTCCCGGCCTCGGATGCTGGCATAGGGCACTTTGTTCACATTAAAGGGCGGATCCACTACACCGCCACCACTGCCACTGCCCCCAAAGGGGCCTTTTGAGAAGGATTTGCTTACCACCTTACTCAGGGCCATCAGTGTAATGCCGGCCGCAATGGCCGGGGCACCGGTCAGGCCCAGCTTATCCAGTGACATACGGGCGCCACCTATGGCAATCATCTGCTTACCCAGGGTGCCCATAAAGCCGCCAATGGTTTGGGTAATGCCGCCAAAGAAGTTTTTCAGGCCGTTGGAGCCGTCTCCCAAATTGGTGAATGCATCTCCAATGGTATCAGCGAAGCCCTCAATCAGGGGGGTAAGGTCTATCATCTCCTGAGCAGCTGCAGAAGCCTGCTCAAACTGCTTTGTCCAACTGAGGTCGGCGCTGTCTGCTTTGTCCTTGATGCTCTTCAGCGGGTCAAAGTCTTTGGCCGTCATATCCATCAGGCCAATGCTCTGAATTTTAGGCAGGGTGTTGTAGGCTTTGGCCAGGTTGTTCACCCGCTCAATTTCCTTTTCAAGGGCCATCTGTCGCAGGCCTGCTTCAAAGATGAATTTCTCTGAATTGCTGGTGTTGATCTGCTCTGAAAGCTCCTTATGTTCTTTTCTGAGGCGGCCCAATATGCCCAGATCTGCCATAGCCTGCTTAGCGGCCTCCGCATCGGCTGCAATCTTTTCCCGGGTAGCCTGTGCGCCTTTCTGCTGTGCTTCTACAAGGGCGTTGGTAGCGGCGATCTGCTGCCGTATGGCCTCGGCAATGATGCTGATCTTATTGGCCTCATCATCCCGACCCATGATGTGTTCCCCTACCTTAGATAGAAAGCCCTCACTGCGCTGCTGTTCCTGCAAGTCTGCCAGTACGCTTTGCAGCTTTTTGAGGTTGGCAATACCCCCTTGTATGCTTTCAGTGTCTACGTATTCCTTTGCCCGGTCTTTGGTACCGGACATGTGGAAGGTAACTGCCTCAGTAAGCTTGGTAAGCCCTTCAATGGCTTTGGCGATCGGGCCGGTATTGCCCTTGCCGATCGTGTCCAGCATTTTGGTATAGCTGTCTTCCAGGTTGGAAAGCTTACCGGTAAGGGTTTCCGATACTGCAGCCATAGAGCCGCTTACGCCCTGTGCATCCCCCAGGGAGAGCACGTATTTCTTGATAGCCTCTTCGGTATTCTTTACCTCAGTGGTGACGCCCTTGAAGGTGAATTTTACTCTGTCGCCTTCCTTTTTCGCCTTAACTCCGAATTCCTTGAGCCTCTCGAATTCCGACGTCATGGCATCAAGCAGCGCCTCTGAAAGCTGGTCAAAGCTTTTGCCGGTGCTGCTGGCCAGGTCGCCCAGCTGGCGCATTTCGTTGGTCGTAGGCTTAAAGCCCCGGTTGGTAAGCTTGATGAAGGAATCCGTCAGCTCCTGTACTTGGTAGGGGGTTTTGCTGGCAAAGCTCTGGATCTGGTCAAAGGCCAGCTCAGCGGCGCCCTTGCTGCCCAGGGTGTTGGTGAGCACGGCTTTCATCTTCTCGAACTCAGCCGTTACCTGAAAGATCTGCATTCCAAGCCCCGCCGCCTGGCTGGCAATGGCTGTCAGCATAAGCGTGTTGCCAATGGTGTTGGCCGTTTTGCTGAAGTTGTCCAGCTTGCGGTTCACCTGCTGCATGCCCTTATCGAAAGAGGCAACGTCAGCGGTAAAGCGTATCGCGAGGCTTGATAATACAGACATACCTTACGCCTCGTTTCTGCCGTACTTTACTGCCAGTTCGCCGCAGCGGTATTGCTCGTAGTAAACTACCAGCTTGCCCAGCTCGGCACTATCTACAGCGTTGTAGCGGTTGAAGGGGCTGCGCTCGCCAAAGATCTGGGCAGAGCCATCAGTGTAGTGTACTTCCCCATAGGCGCCATCTGTAAAGACGATCTGTTTCACCCCCTCAAAAGGGCGTTTTTCCAGCAGCCGGTCAGTTAGCCAGCAGAGCAACGTTTTGCCGGTCAGGCGGCTCTTTACGTCATGAATCAGGGAATACACCTGAAAAACTTTTGAGGCCTTCCGAGAGGCAATAAGCACATAAATCAGAAGGGCATATTCCTGAATGCTCAACTGCTCTGCATGTTTGGGCAGGGCGCCCGCCTGAGCCAATAGCGAAGCAGAACGCTCGCAGCGAGATTGGCCAAATTGATTGCCGAGATCAGTATGTGAAAGTAACCTGTGGGTAGACATAAGCGTGTGTGTTTACCCAAAAGTAGAGAGCTGATAACGGAGCCAGTTAAGGTTTCCTTAACTCGGAGTCTCTATGTAAGAAAATAGCTGTTTCTGCATAAAGTACCAGGGCGGCCTCGAGCTTGGCAGCACACGAAAATCCTTATGGCAGCGGTGGTGGCCGAGAAAGCCCCAGAGATTATTTTTTGCCGCCGGATCGATTGAAAACAGCGGGAATTTTAACGAAATCAGGAGGCTTTTCACCTGTCTCTCCTTTGTTTCCTTGCAGCTGGTAGGCTTTCTGATGCCCACCCGCCCCCCTATCTAAAATGAAGTGACAGCGATTTTTTTTCACGGGGACGTCGGTCGTGGCCTGATCGCTGCTCAGAGATTTTTTAATCGGTTCTCCCGCACTGGTGATCGATCAGTTTTTGCACCAGTGAGTGTGCCTGCTCAAAGCGTACGGGGTCAGGATCGCTCAACAGCAGCCAGTGGTCCTCCATGATCATGTAGAGCAAATAGGGCTTGCCGGGCTCTGCTATGCTGGCGTATTTGGCTCCTGCCTGCATGTAGTCAAGCCATATGTTGCCAGTGTTGAACTCATGCAGAGGGAACATGAGCAGGTTCTTGGTTTTAGGGTCAATGATGCCGGGTTTGGCTTCTACAATCTTGAATATGTAGGGTGGTATCGGGTTCTTTGGTGTGGTATTGGTTCTCATGGGTGTGGGTTAGGTTAGTGTTTTTTAAGTCGGGGGTATGAATGAAGAGGGGGGCATGTAGAATCCCTATATTTATATAGGGTTCTATATCCCCTCATTCTATATCCCCCCTTAGATATAGAGAGAAGGATGTAGCGGCTACATGTAAGATTGTTTCTATATCCCCTATAAAGGTGAGTTCTCATAGCGTGCTTTTTCGCTTAGCCAGTAGTACTGCTTAGCCTTATTGCGCTCCTCCTCTTTGTTGCTTTCGATCAGGCCCAGGCCCTCAAAGAAGAGGGCGGCCCTTTCGGCGTCCTTCTTAAAGAAGTCTGAGTGCTTGCTGTATATTTCCTTAACATTCTCTCGAAAGTCGCTGCCCCGCTGCTTTGGGATATCCTGAAAGACTTCTGCTAGATAGGTGCAGTGTTCTTTCAGGGAGTACCGTTCTAACTCCCACTTTTTCGCCTCCTGTGGCTTTTGCTTTTTCTTCATCTCTTTAAGGGCCCCATCAACATCAAAGTCATGCAGGATCTCGGGCAGGTTTGTTTCTGAGTTATAGCCTATGGCGAAGGGCTTAAAAGGCTTCTTTCTGGTATACTCAGGATGCACAATTGAAACGTCCTCATTATTGGCCACCTTCTCCACCCGAAAGACCGTTTCGGCCTTGTTCTGTAGCTCAGTGCCCAGGTGGCCACGGATGGTGCTAGCGGCCTTGTTTTCGTGTATAACCATTACGATATGGCACTGATATTTTGAGGCCCAGCGCCTTATATCATCCACCAGCTTTTTACTACCTGCCTCATCGTTTACGCTGTCAATTAAGTCCCGTATGCCATCAATTACCACAAAGCCAACTGACTGGCTATGTATGTGGATAAGTGCCCAAATGGTTTCGTAACGGTCTTGTGTAGGTTCTTCCCCTAACCAGACAGGCCTCAAATTATTTGTGTCTTCTATCTGTGCCAGCTGGGCAGATCGTATGACAGATTCCTGAGCATCGCACTCATCCTGCTCAGTATCGAAGTACAAAATGCCCCTCTTTTCCTTGGGTAAGTAGCTCCTTATTGCGTTGCAAACCTCATTGCCGGAAAGCGTTGCAGCAGTCAGCATAGACAGTACAAAGGTCTTGCGGCTCTTGGCCTTACCTGTCACCAGGGAGAAGTTGCCTATTCTACAAATAGAATACTCCTCCATTCCCTGCCGGATGGCCAGAACTACTGGCGGCTTTGGGATCTCTGCTTTCAGGTCAATTGTCCGGAGCTTTATGATTTCCAATATTCTGGGGTCTTCCCAAGGCTTACGCTCCTTTTCCGCAGCATTAACAGCGTCGTCCAACGAAGGCAAATAATAGGGGTTATCCTTAGGCAAAGTACCCTTATTTACTGCAGGGGGGTACCCCCCTATGGGCTTACTCACAGGTAGGTTGCTCATGCTGAGACGTATTGGGATGAAAGTAACTCAACTAGTTTTTGCAGGTCTTCAATTTCCTGCTTCTGCTGCTGGTTGATCCGCTGCAAGGCTTGAATCATCTTAAGCTCAGTTTCAGCAGCTTCAGCTATGTACTGGTAGGCCTGAGCCTCGTGGTAGGCCAGGTGCTTTACGACTACACCGCTGCTATTTATCAGTATCCTGAAAATGTCAATCAGCTGCTTACTTTCCTGATAATCCCTGAGCTGGTACTGATTCATTTGCTTCAGGTTTTCCAGGCGCCTCAGCTTGTGTTCTATCTGATCGACAATAGCCCTGCCTGCAGAGTATGCCGCTTTAAATGCCGCTTTTGCCTCCAGCACATCAACGGAATCAGGCGGGGCGTTGCGGGGCGGGAAATTCTTCGTATCTTCAGCGGGGGAACTCTTGGGGGGTGTGCTGGTGCTACGCATTGGCCCCCCTTTTCTTTTTCGCCGCTTCTCTAGCAAGGGCCTCCCTGGCCAGCTCTTCGTTCGTCTTGCGCCGGCCGGCCTTCAGCCAGGCGGTAAGATCATTCTTGGAAAAGAATAGGCGCCTGGCCCGTTTGCTTACCGGAATCTCAGCTTTGTGTACTTTATCGTAGATGGTGGGAACTGACAGGCCTAGGAACAGAGAGGCCTCTTTGATGGTAAGAATCTCATCAGCCTCAGGCGTATGTGCTGTGGCCTGATCTTTCAGAAGCCTTTCTATATTGCTCAGCTTTTCGTGCAGCTGTGCCACGGCCTCGGGTAGTTTTTCAAATGTGATGTTTGTCATTACGGCATGTGATTTATTGAACATGCTGCAATGAGCAGAGAAGTAATTACCAGCAATTACCCAGTATTACCAAAGGTAATTGCTGGTAATAAAAAGTTATTTGACGTAGGCAATCAGCCTTGATTCATAATTTGTCAAATACTCCTCTGAGATGTTGTCAAAGGTTTTTCCATCGGTGCCCAGGTTCAGCCCCTTAATTTCTCGATTTAGAATACCGGCCAGCTGCGAGCGGTTAACGCTCTGCCTAATGATCCCCTTTGACTGCAGGTATTTTATCCAAGAGCAGATAACACCCTTGTGCTTTCTCGGGCTTCCTATAAAGTTGTTGCCGGCGTCAATTACGGGCGGAGCCACCATTGCCAGGGCGTTGATGTACTTTGGCCAGGCTTCTGTAGTGAAGATGTCGGCAAAGGTTTGGGGGTTTTCTTCTAAGGGCGTGCTTATCATTGGTGGTAGAATTGAATAAAGTTGTAAGTATGAAGGTTGTGCGTCAAGCAGATCTAATTCCAGGCTCACAACCTCGGAAAATGCTTTATCAAGCGCCTTAGCCATTTCAGTGCTCTGGAGGTCATCAAACTTAGAAAATTCATGGTACCACTTTTTTGTAAAGCTTCTAATCTTGTCAAAACAATGGCTATCCGGATTGCTAAGATATCGGCGTAACGCTATGCCTTCATCTAGAAACTCAAGGAGATTGGGTGTCTGAGCGTCCATGTTAAATGTCAAGCTTTATACGATCGGCTGCATCTTCTTTCAACTTATCCACAATCTTGGCATATACCTGTGTCATGCTGATTGATCGGTGCCCTAGCATCTTGGAAAGGGTAAAGAGGTCCGTGCCTGCTGAGAGCTGGAGCGTAGCATAGGTATGCCGGAAGCTATGGAATGTAATAGGCTTTGTTATACCTGCAGTCAGCAACCACTCCTTTAGCTTTACGCTGGCGTGAAAGTAGGTCAGGCCAGCGAATACCGGCGCCCGGTCCTCTCCCCGCTCTCCTAGCAATTCATAGGCCTGCTTTGAGATGGGCAAGGCCAGATTATCAGCGGTCTTTTCCTGCCGTATATGAATGATGTACTTGCCGCCGCTCTCCTGGACCTCTCCCCAACTCAGCTTCTTAATGTCCCCGTACCGTAGGCCGGTAAGAGCAGAGAAAAGCGCCGCGTTTTTCAGTACCGGCATGTAAAAATCTGTACTGGCCAGCTTCTGCAGCTCTTCCAGGGTTAGAAAGTTTTTGCTGGTTTCCTTGGTCTTGATGGGCTGCACCCGTACGGTTAGATCCTTATCAAGATAGCCCTCTTTATAGGCTTCCTTCAGTACGGTTTTCACTACCTGATAGTAATGTCGGGCCGTGTTCTGTGAGAGGCGCTTAACCCTCAGGTTTAGCTTTGGTTCCAGCCTGAGCAGGTACTCCCGAAAATCATTGATAAGGGTTTCGGTTATATCCAGAAAGGTCAGGTTGTCCCCGGCAAAGTTCTTGAAGTGATCCAGGCTGACGCTCCAGCATTTGAGCGTGTTGCCGGTTCGCTTCTGGGCCTGCTGTTCAAAGTAAGGGATAAACTCAGCCGCCTTTTTCTTGCTGGCCAGAAATCCGTAGTTGCCGGCCTGTATCTCCAGCTGGCGCTTAGCCTTGATGTTCTCTGCAAGCCCTTTGGTTTCCCGGTTGTGCTCCCTATCCAGTTCGGTTTTTGGCTTATCAAAAAGGAAGAGTTTAAGGTACTCCCTTCTGACGGGTTGGCCTGTTTCGGGATGGGGCACAGGGGGGTAAATGTCCAGGTACAAGCTCTGCCTGTTCCCGGACATTGGTTTGGTGCGGATCTTTACTTTGGTCAT